AACAAGCTAAACGCTAAGACCCGAGAAGCTGAAGAGCGAGCAGCGCAACTTGAGCAGCTTGCGATGCAGAAAGAGCAAGAGCTACAGCAGTATCGGCAGTACGCCCAGCAACAGCAAGTCACGGTGTTGGAAAAAGAAGAAGAGGCTCTCAAGTCTAAAGAGGCCCAAGTCGATGACATCTATCGTAAAGCTGTGCAGGCGGGTGATCCTGACCTGATGTCCAAAGCTGACTCGCTGAAGAACGATATTGCGATTCAGAAAGAAAAGTTGCGTGTCGCAAAGACGCGGCAAGCTTCAGAGCAGCAAATACAGCCTCAGCAGGACAATTACCAAACCTACCAGCCGGAGCAGCAGGCTGCTCAGCAGCAGGCGGTTCCAGAGCCAACTCCAGAGGCAAAAAGCTGGCATGAAAAGAATCCGTGGTACGGTGATCAAGGAAGCGAAGAGAATTTACAGGCGACTCAATACGCCTACTTTACGCACTACAACTTGATCAACGAAGGCTACGAGCCGGACTCAGACGATTATTATCAACAGCTAGATACTCGTGTGAGAAAGGTTTATCCTAATCTCAGTGCTGGTGCTGAAAGCGTCGGTACAGAGGAAGTCGAACAAACAGGACAGCGACCCCCCGTGCAAAGAGTCGCTTCCGCCACTCCTAGTGGTCGGCAACAAACACGAGGCAACATGAACGGCGTGAAGTTTACCAAAAGCGAAGTTGAGCGCCTCCGTGGTCTTAAACCGCACAATATGTCTGAAGAACAATGGCTTCAGAAAGTGGCTAAAGAAAAGCAAAAAATTGCTAACAGGGAGGCAATGTAAATGGCAGAGGCAAAACAGAACAATCGTTCATCGCGTGAGAGCGGAGCGCACGATAATCAGGCTCGGCGACGACCATGGCAACCAGTGCGAAAGCTGGACACCCCGCCTTCACCTCCGGGTTATACCTACAGGTGGATAAGGGAATCCATGTTGGGAGCGGAAGACAGATCTAACGTCTCTCGCCGCTTGAGGGAAGGATGGGAGCTTGTTAGAGCAACCGATCTTCCAGCAGAGTGGGCGGATACGCTACCGACTATGGATAAGGACGGCAGACACGCTGGAGTCATATATAACGAAGGGTTACTTCTGGCGAAAATACCAAACGAAACGGTGCAAGAGCGAAACGAGTATTACTCGAATAAGACTCAAGAAGCGACAGACGCATTAGACAACACCATGTTTAATGAGACTCGTGGCGATAGCCGTTATGTTAAATACGATCCTCAGAGGGACTCCCGCGTAACTTTCGGCAAAAACTAGGAGAACCTAAATGGCTAATAAAGACGCCGCATTTGGTTTGAAGCCCTCCCGCATGATGGGTGGCGCTCCGTATAGTGGTGGCCAATCTCGTTATCGAATCGCCAACAATCAATCAGGTGCAATTTTCCAAGGTGACTTGGTTAAGCAACTGACTGCTGGCGTTGTCGGGCGAGCTGCCGCCTCTTCGACTGTCCCCGTAATTGGGGTTTTCAACGGAGTTCAATACACTGATCCCACTACAGGCGAGCAAGTGTTCAAAAACTACTACCCCGGCTCTATCGCAGCAGCGGACATCATCGCTTTTGTGATTGATGATCCGAATGTTGTGTTCAGTATTCAAGCTGACGCAGCCTTTCCGGTAGCAGACCTTTTCGGTAATTTCGATGTGGTAGACCAGACAACAACTGGCGACACCGCTTCGGGCCGATCAAACATGGAGCTTGATGTCACGACTGGTGCAACCACCACGACTTTGCCTCTGAAGGCAATCGACATCTCGCAAGATCCCGATAACAGCGACGTAGGCAACGCCAACACAAACGTGCTTGTGGTAATTCAAAACCACATCATGGGTGTGAAAGGCGCTGGCTTAGCGTAATAGGAGGCTAGGAAATGGCTATCTCAAGAGCACAACTAGCTAAAGAGCTAGAGCCGGGGCTAAACTCGCTTTTCGGCATGAGCTATGACTCTTACGATCGAGAGTACGAAGAGATCTTCGCTATTGAAGATTCTTCTCGCGCCTTCGAGGAAGAAGTGTTGATCACCGGTTTCGGTTCAGCACCTACCAAGACTGAGGGACAAGGCGTTGTTTTCGACAATGCTTCAGAGTCCTACTCTGCACGTTACACTCACGACACCATCGCGTTAGCATTTGCGCTCACCGATGAGGCCGTTGAAGATAACTTATACGACTCGTTAGGCAAGCGATATGTGAAGGCTCTGGCCCGATCTATGGCTAACACTAAAGAGGTCAAAGGTGCAGATGTACTGAACAACGCATTCAACACCAACTTCACGGGCGGTGACGGCGTTACTCTTATAAACACAGCGCACCCACTAGCGGGTGGTGGCACAGCGGCTAACCGCGCAACCACTATGGCTGACCTTAACGAAACGTCTTTGGAAGACGCGCTGATTGACATCAGTACGTTCACCGATGACAAAGGTCTGACCATCTCGGTTCAAGCGTCTAAGCTTGTTGTTCCGCCTCAGCTTGTATTCGTTGCTGACCGTATCTTGAACTCTACTTTGCGTTCAGGTACTGCTGACAACGACATCAACGCGATCCGTAACACGGGCGTTCTCCCCGGCGGCTACACGGTCAATCACTATTTGACTGACCCTGACGCATTCTTCTTGCTTACTAGCGTTACTGACGCTGGTGAAGGTCTGAAGATGTTCCAGCGTACCGCTATGGAAACCAGCATGGAGCCTGACTTCAGCACTGGTAACATCCGATACAAGGCTCGTGAGCGTTATAGCTTCGGGTTCTCGGACTGGCGAGGCATCTACGGCTCACAAGGCGCGTAGACACCAAGCAAGAGAAAGGGGGCATAAAGCCCCCTTTTTTTGTGCCTGTTACGCGGCCTCCTCTAGTATTGCCGCCTTGGTGGGGCGCTTGAAAAACCCAAACTTGGCGTCTCTGTCTGACGCTGTGACTGTGGCGGTAAAAGTAATACGGTTTTCACGCTCGGCATCGTCAAGGCTTTTAGGGACTGAACCCCACACTCGAAACCCTCGATCATCTTGTACTAGCATTTTGAGGGTGTCGCCGAATTGTGACGATTGCAGTTTGAACGCCAGCACGATGCCAGTAATAACGATGCGCCCCTCTGGTGCATCCTCTCCAGCTTCATGGGCCGCGTCACGCTTTTCGCGTTCAGACTGCTGCTGTTCCTGAGCATACTTCTGCAACCTAACCAGATCACCGATCACCTTTTCGCGGATTGCTTCACAGATGTCTTCGGGGCATTTAGAGATGGTCAGAAAGCACAAGGGATTGCCTCTCTTGTCATGGAAAACCCTAGACTGATAAATGCAGACAATCTCACGGGTCGATGCTGGTAAATTTTGCCACTGCGACATGAACTTGTCGGCGCGTTCAGCAGGCACTACAAACTCGATCTCACCCGTGAATCCGCCTCTAAGGATGCTTTCGCGCTCTTTAGAAAATGGCAAATACTGTCCCGCAAGATATCTGCCCTCCAACTCATGGTCACCCTCCCACCAAGTCCAGAGGTAACCGTCGCAAGGCGCGTGTAACCGACCGGACTTCTCAGAATACACTGGCTCCAAATCGTCGTTGTATTCCGCCGCCACACGCTTGATGCGAGTGTCATACGCCTTCACGCCGCGTAGCCGAGCGGCCTCGTACTCGTCAATGCGATTTTCCAACCAGTTCCAAAAATTACTCATCATCGTTCTCCGTTGTGATGCCCATTATTATACTTATTCCGTGTCGATGTGCAAGTATGTATACAGGCTCAATGGCAAGTATTTTAGTGTCCGATTAAATTGTCCGGCTCAAACCGCTGTGGTATAAAACAAGCTCCTGACAGCCGCAATCCCGCGTCTGACACTGGCCACGACAGGAGATCAACATGGCTACAACAACTTTCAACGGCCCCGTCCGATCAGAGAATGGGTTTCAACAAATTTCAAAAGCAGCAAACGGCACCATTACCGTTACTAGCGGTGACAAAATGGCTGTCGAAGCCACTGCCAGCGCCGGTATTGAAGGCACGGCTGCTGTATACGTCACGCAGGTAAATCGCCTGAAGAGCGACGTAACCACCAACGTGAACGTGGTTAAGACCACGATCATGATTGACCTCACCGGCCTCAAAGACGGCGGTACTGCTGGAGACATCATCGGTAAAGATGGCTCTGGAGTTGCATTCATCGGTCAGGTGACTACGGCTAACCAAGGCACCGTTTTCGGTGTGACTATGACTTGTGTCGAAACGCCTGCTGGCGGTAGCACAGACATCGATCTGTTCTCTGCGACTGAAGGCACTGGTGTAAACGACACTGCAATCGGCGACCTCACTGAAACTCAAATCATCAACGCTGGTGCAGCTTCTGCTGGAACCATGGTTGCTGGTGGCGACATCGCTGCTGATCAGTATCTGTACTTGGTGAGCCAAGGCACTGGCGACGCGACTTACACTGCTGGACGTTTTCTGATTGAGATCACCGGTTACGACGTAGCGTCTTAATAGGAGAGAATCATGGCTGATGCAGTAGCCTCTCAAACGATTCTGGACGGTGAGCGCCTTGCGGTTCTGCGTTTCACAAATGTGAGTGACGGAACTGGAGAAAGTAACGTAGCGAAGGTGGACGTTTCCGCGTTAGCGGCGAACTCAGCAGGCCAAGCCTGCACTGAGGTATCAATCCAGCGTATTTACTGGGCATGTATTGGCATGTCGGTAAGGCTGGATTTCGACGCTACGACAAACGTGTTGGCGATAGGCTTGCCTGCCGACAGCACGGGTGACGAGTATTATGACTCGTTTACCGGTATCCCAAATAACGCGGGAACCGGAAAGACGGGTGACATTCTGTTCACCACAACCGGAGCAAGCGCCAACGACACCTACATGGTCATTCTTGAGTTGATCAAGAAGTACGACTGATGGCTGATACGTCTGACGTAAAGAGAACGAAATCCGGGCGGCTCACCTATAGAGGTGAGTCGTTCCCCGGTTATAACAAGCAGGTTCGCACGCCGGGACAAAAGAAGAAGTTCAAAGTCTTAGCGAAAAAGGGCGATCAGGTAAAGATCGTGCGATATGGCGACCCTAAGATGTCAATCAAAAGAGACCAACCAGCTCGACGCAAATCATTTCGCGCTCGCCACAATTGCGATGCGGTAGAAAAGAAGAAAGACGTTTTTGCGCCCAGCTATTGGTCATGTAAAAACTGGTGATATAGATGGCTGAGACGGAACTCGATCGAGCAGCGGCAGAATACGGCAGTGCAGCTTCGCCTTACTCTGCGTTACAAGATTACCTGATCAACCGACCGGTTTTTGATAGAGGTACGCGAGCAGCTCCAACGATGCCAACACTGCGATCTTTGGACTTCGCACAAGACGAGACACAAAACCAAGCTGCAAGATTCCAAGACCTTCTGCGTCAACAAGAAACTACGCAGCGCGATGAGCGTGAAGCGGCGTTACAAGCATTACGCGAGGGTTTGTTGGCTCAGACCGCAACGTCAGCAGCGGCACAAGCTGCTGAGCGGTCTGAAGTCGTCAAAGCTTTAGAGGATCGACTGGCTGGCGTCAAAGAGTCTATTGCAACCGAATCTCAAGCGTTGCGAGATCAAGGCTTGCAAGAGCGTGCAGACATACGGGCGCAACAACAAACCGTAGTCGATCAGCTCCAACAGAACATAGATACAGCCAAATCAGAACTGGCTGAGTCACAACAACGAGTAGCAGAGGCGCAGACGACAGCTCTGGGAGATCTTGAGGATCGCCAAGGCTCGATTATCGGTGACTTAACCACCCGAATCTCTGGCCTGAACGATGATCTTGGGGCTATCTCATCGGAGATACGAGCAGATCTGGCACAACAGGAAGCAACGCTTTCTGATGACCAAAAAGCGGCAGCGGATCTGCTGCAAGCTCGCATCGACTCGTTGACCAACGAATTGAGTGCTGTTTCAGATTCTGTGCAAACCGAAACCGCAGCGCAAAGCGACATCCTGCGAGGTGAACGAGAGCAGCTTATATCCCAGCTCGAAGGTCAAATCGGCTCGTTGAAAGACGACGTTGGCGCGTTACCGATCGACGAGATCCAAAACAGAATCAACGAAATATCCACGCAAAGCCAAGATTTCGTGGCAACTGC